GTTGATTTATTTTTAAATCTAGTAACAAATCTTCTTTGTACTTGTTTTAACTTTAGTAAATAAGGAGCATCACTATTATCTGAGTAGTTTGGATCATTTACATTTGTATTTCTAATTGAATCAAATACATTTTCTTGAGCCAAATTAGGAACTTCATACCATGTATTACCATCACTATCTTTAACGTCTAAAATACCTATAATATTTGAAACGTTTAAGGTACGAGTATCAAATCTTTCAGGTGTTGTAAAATTAAATGTTGTTGTATTAACGGTAGCTGAAATTGCTTTTCGTGTTTTTTTCAACAAATAATATGTTGGTTGTGTTCCTGATAATTGGTAAATTGAAACTTCAGTTGGGTCTAATGATGATGAAGTAGTAAAATCAACTACATCTTCAATTAAAAATTTAATATTACTATTAACATTAGAACTAATCTGAGTATTTTCTGGGATTTTTAATGAATAATCATAATCCGGAACAGTAGCACCACTAACTACTTTTGCAGGTACTTGTTGATAAAAATCTATATCAACAGATGCTGCTGTAGTTACTTTAGGCATATAACCTAACATATAAGATAAATTATATAAATTTTCAGTTTGACGTGCTGTTTGAATAAATGTTTCTTGGATTTGATTATCTAAGTAAAATGATAAAACATCACCCACATATGCTGCCATTTCCATAAATAACATACCCGTAGATGTTTCTGAGAAGTCATTGTAGGTGTTAGGGAAATATGTTTTTGAATAATCAATTAAGGTATTTTTAAAATCATTAAAATCCCTATTGCTATATCTTATGTCTCTTTTTAAATCCGCCATTATTGTAATAATATGTTTACACTTTCTTCAATCCCAAATGAAATTATTGTATATGTTAATGTAAAATTAATTGTATTTGAATCTGGGATATTATCAAATGTTATTTGTTTAATCGTAACTTCAGGAAAAATGTTCGAAATATCATTTTGTATTCTAGATTTTAATTCTTCTTGAGTTGTGTCTAAATTGTTATTAAATAGTAAAGTTCTTAAATCTGCACCGAAATTTGGGTTTAATGGTCTTTCACCTTTATTAGTTAATATATAATTAACTAAATTAGCTTTAAGTTGATCTTTTGTTTGGTATGTGGGAGTAAAAACCGCATTCCCATTTAAAGGAAAACCAAACCCAACTGCCGCTCTATCTTCAGTATCAATTGGAAATCTATTATTTATTATTCTAGCCATTTATTTATTTATTTCCCAATTAAACCCATTATTTGATCCATTCCTATATTTCCACCAGGTAATGTTCCATTAGCTGAGTCATAACCTGCTTGGGGTTGAAAAGATCCGGCTTGTGTTGGGTTTAGTGATGTTGTTGTTTTGTTTAATGCTTGTTCATACATATTTTTTCTTTGAGCTGGACTCATTGAAGGTTGAACGTTGACGGGTTGCTGTGTAGGTTGTACTGATTCTTGCATAACTGATACAGATGAACCCTTAGGTGCCTTAATAGCTTCTAAAAGAATATCTTTCATTTCTTCTTGAATTGCTTCTTTAACGGCATCTTTAATGATTGTTTTTAATTCTGTTGATTTCATGTTTATAAATATTATATTAATTAATTTTGTTTAAATAATTTTATGATCCTGTGTATTCACTAACCTTAAATATATTGGCTGCTGATTTAAGTATTTCTCCTGTTGTTTTGTCAAGATAAAATTCCTGTAGAAAGATAATCCACCCATATGCACTATTTACCTCTATTAGATAATCAGCTTGCCCTTGTGAAAATCCTCTCATATTTATTAAATATTGTCTAAAAATTTGTTCTTTTGTTACCCCATCATCATCCATTTGTCTAACAATATTTTGAACTAATAAATTTGAATCATTCATTACCCACTCTTGTTCTTGTTGGGTAAATCCTCTATTTCTTAAATTTTGACGTGCTTCTACCACAAGTTCTTCTAATGTTTGTAATGGTGTTGGTTCTGGTATAACTTCTATAGGTTCTTCTTCTTCTTCAACTTCTTCATCTTCCCTTGTAAATTCTCGTAAATATTGGTCTATATTAAATTTTGCTTCTTCAACTAATACCTGCGTAGATGATGAAAATGAAAATGTTGATTTAGGTTGAATTGATAAAACTGCATTTGGGTATCCCGAATATAATGTAACTCCTATGTCTTCCCCAGTCTCATTGAAAAAATTATCACTACTTATTACTCTAGTAGCTACTATTCTTCTTGAGGGTAGAGATGTTTCATTTTGAGTGCCTTCTAGTTGAATATCAAGTTCTGATTGGTGTTGAATTATAAGTCTAAATCCTCTATACATATAAGGTTTTATTGAATTGGGATCTAATAAGACTAATAAAGCATCATCTGCTAATTTATTATTTTCATCATCTGATGATGATATAAACACACCAGGTGATACTGCTTTTGATTCTTGGATATTTCCATTTACTTCAGCTGATATACTATCTATATCTTCTTGTGAAACAGGACCTGGTTGTAAAAATGATTTAATGAATATTAATATTTGTAAGGCAGCAAAAAGCATAACATCAACCTTAATTAAAATTTCTAAAATAGGATTTAAAATTTTAGTGATTTTTTTAACAGCATCAGGAACTGCAGCAACCGGAGGTTTAAGAGCATCTATTGTTTGACCTGCTTGGTCTAACCCATCAGAAAAACCGGTTGGAACATTGGCGGGTACACCCACTCCAACGGGAGCACCTAAAGGAAGTGGTATTGCTTTTAAAACTAGGATTATTTGCTCAAAAGCTGTTAACATACCATTTACTGTTGAAGCTACACTTTCTATAGTATTTAAAGGAATTGTAATTAGAGCTAATGTACCTTTTATAGTATTTATAATTCCAATAATTTGATTTAAAATTTCTTCAATTTTAGTTACTATCTCCAATGCCTTAGCTTTTACAGGTTCTGGGATTGGTGGGGCAAATTGTTTTGCAAAATTAATATATTGGGGTGAAAGTATATTTGATGGTAAACTTCCCCCATTTAATATGTCTCTTACTGAAAATGGTAGTTCAAATGGAAGTTGTTTTTCTATAAGAGAAGCAACTTCATTAATGGCTCTAGCTTTTACTGCCAATATTGCTAAATTAATATTGATACCATTTTTGGCAGCACTTATTATTGCAATAGCTATTAATCTATTAAATACCGACATTACTTAGTTTTAGTAGTTTTTGATTTATAAGCTTCAATACTATTCATCATCTTCATTGCAATCTGAGACATTGCTGTAGATGAAATAATAATACCAGCGTTAACTGGAGTGATTGAAGGTAAAGATTCCCCTAATGACATTAACTGACCTAATAAAAGTTTAAAGTCTTCAAAAAATTTATCACCTAATATTACTGATTCAAATGCGTCCCTATCACCTAATTTTACGGTTTGTGATTGTATTACTGTTCTAGGGGCATCAATATTAACATCAGTTACAGCATTTAAATTAATACTATGTCTAGAACTCATTAAAATAGAATCTTGTTTAGTATTAAATAATAACCTTCCAGAATTTAAAATAATTTGTTCACCTCCAAATTTATCTGTTGATATTGGAGACTGGCTATATGATTTATAAGATTTACTTGAAACCTCAATAGGAATAGCCTGTGTTGAAGTCATATATAATGCTGATCCTTCTTTATTAATATCTTCTACTTGCGGTATCCAAGGAAGATTACCTTCTTCATATTGTGAATTTCTTAAAATTGTTAAAGGATCACCATTTTCCCCGGTTCTAGACCATGGATTTGAAATTGGTGAGTTATTAACAGTTGAACCAAATCTTAAACTTTGACCCCATCTACCTTCATAAAATATATCACCTTCAAATGGTTGTAGATTTTTTATGTCTAATCTTTCTACAAATGTATTACCTAAATTAATCTCAGTCTCCCCATCAGTTACTTTTCTAACAGCACCAGCTTCAGTTTGTTCATAATCCTGTTGTTGGGAAAGAGATAATGCTTGATCCTTTATTGGATCTGGAATTGCATTATGGTGAACACTATTCCATATGTTTATAGGTTGAAAATAATAAAATGAAACATCATTAACATCCCCTTCGATATTACTATTTGGAAGAGGTAAAATGTAAACAATTTCATTCTCTAATGGAAATATTTTATTATTAGGGAATAAAGGTTTTGCAAATGTATCTACAGTAAAATCAGGAGTAGGGTCTGGGTTATTTAATTTGGAAAAGAATAATGAACCTATTGAACTCCATTCTCCAAATTCTCTAAATACAGTTGGATAAGTCTTATCATCTAAGATAGTATATCTAACTCTAGCACCAAAAATCCCTGATTTGGATGATTGTATATTAGGTGTTGATTGTAATGAAGCAAGACTATTTCTAACCATTATTAATCGTTATTAGTTTTTATTTGCAATTCTTCCATTGCTTCTAGAAGTTGTTCTTTTTCATCATCTGAAATACCAAACCCACCATCTTCTTTTTGTCCTGAATTTAATGCACGTTGAACAATAGTAGCCATTTTAATTAGCTGCTCATCATTCTTTACACCTATTTCCATGTATTCTTTTATTAACGGAACTATAAGTGTGGCATCACCAATCTCATTGATTAATGGTTTTAGCTCTGAAATTAGGGCTGTTACTTGAGTTTCTTTTTTCTTTTGATTGTTGTAAATTTCCTCAAGTATATCTGAGAATTTTTTACTTCCAAACACTACTGAATCTAATTGTCCCATAGTTTTTGTTATAAATATAAGGAAATAAAATTTTTAGGATGGAAATCTACCTTGATCTAAATAAAATAGGTATTTTTCTTTAAATATACCATATAATACATTGGCTATTTTGGTAATCTTTGGAGTTTTTACATCTATTTGTTCTCTGATGTAAATATAAAGTGCTTTTTTATTAAACACATCAATGGCATCTCTTTTCCTAAATAGTTCTAAAATTGCATCTGCTATTTGAGCATCATATTTTTTAGGAAACAATTCAAAGATATGTTCAGTACAATATGCAACATATTGATCCATAAACCAAGATAATTTATCTTGTGATTTATATCCTTTCATTCCTAAATCATCTTCTTCAGTATATTCTTCTGTTTCAACTATACTACTAACTTCTTTATCCATTCTTTTAGATATAATAAAATCAGGATCTGAAGTATTTAGATTAGAATAATTTGATAGATTGGTAATTGGAATATTATTTATTTTTCTCTTATAGTTCTTTTGGTTATATGTAATTAACCAACGTTTTACTATAGTGCCAAAATATGAATATGCTTTGGCTCCATTTTCAGGATTGAATAAATGTATTTTAGATAATAAAAATACCATTAATTCATGTTGTAAATCCTCTAAATTATCTACACCATCAGTATGGTAAAATTTAAAGGTATGAATAATGTTTTCTGTAAGTTTGTAGAAAGGCCAATGGATAAATTCAGCATATAAATTACTACGTTCTTCTTCATCAGTAGACTTATTATATTGAACAATTGCGGCTTCTGTTGCTTTTGTAAAATATCTACGTTTTTGAGGTTGACTCTTATATTTGCGTATTATTGAATCCATAAAGGTATTTAAAGTGTTTATTGTTTTTTCAAATCAAAGTCATTCAAGATTTCTTGAATTTGTTTAATTTGTTGAAAGAAAAAACCTACTTCATCATCACTTTCAAAAGAACCTTTATAATCTATCTTTTTTAATGTTTCATCTGAAACTTCAATAACTTTAGAAATTTTATCTAAGTAAATAAGATAACCTACTACAATGTCTTCGGCTTGCTCATTTTTTCTCAATAAGTTAAAAGTTGTAAAACCTAAAACTATAGTTGAAATTGTTAAAATTGATATTATAAATGTAGTAATCATAAATTGTCAAACAAATTTTTCAAACCTTCACTTTTAATTGAACTAAGTGCTTTGTTCTTTGATGAAGTGTTTGATTTTGGTTTTTTATTACTATCCAAGGTAAAATTGTTCTTTGTGGTATCCAAATTTCCTTTTAACTTAGGTAACCATTCTCTTTCAAATTCAATTCTAGCTGCCATCATATCTGCCTGATGTAATATAAAAGGTAATGATGATCTTGGTTTTGTTTCTGGCATGTATGATTTTAGATATTTTTCATTTGCTAAATCGTATAAACCATCATGAGTTTGAATTGCAACCATCTCATTAAATGTATACTTAACATCATGTTCTTGAAGTAAAAATAATCCTCTATCTGGAACTGAAGAAAATGCTATAGCTTTATTATGCATATATTCTTCACCTAATTTATCTCTTCTCCATTTATCGGTTTGTGGGATATATGATTCGTGTTCTGAATCACCCATTTTACCTAAATCATGATTTATTGCTGAGAATACTAATTCTTCAGTGGTAAAAGTATCCATATCAGCACCTTCTTCACTCCATAATTCAGCTTGTTTCAGAGAACAACGAACAACACGATTTACATGTTCAACATATCCCCCAGGAAATGCATTGTGGTATTCTTTTTTATGAGCAGCAGGCATTAATATAATACGCTCTTGGTATTTTTCATAAAATTCTAATAACTTCTCCTTACGTGGAGATGAAATATATTTTTCAATATTCCCAGTAAATATGTTCCAATTCTCTTGGAGTTGTTCAGCTGTCAATTTCATAACTTATTTTTATAGATTAATTTAATTATCCGTTTCTTAGGGGTGATGAATCTCTTTCGATTAATGATTTTAAATCATTTATAATATTTTCTATATTGTCAATCTCACCAATAAACTCCCTTTTACTTGTTTGACGACCTAACATATATTTAAGTGTCTTTAACTTTGAATCGATTTGCTCGAATCTTTTGTTTACTAATTCTTTATTTCTCATGTTGTATTATTTAATATATTTAATGTATTAACCGTTTATAACGTTGATATGTTGGTTATATGGTCATATTCATTACCATATTATCATCATCATTCCCATACCCCATATCATCAACCTAACTAACCATCATTACCACTCATTCCCTATCTCATCAACATTCCTAGTTCTTCAAACCCCCCATATATTAAAGGTATATAGAAAAATTTGGGTAGCCAAGTTTTTTTTTAAGACTCCTGAGATTTATCTAAAATGTGCTTAAGAAGTGCACATCTTTCGTATTCTTCTGATTGTTCAAAGAATAAAATACCTAATTTAAGTGAGATATCTAGGTATTCATCACAATACTTTTCAATAGCATCTATGTGATCTTTTTTATTAATATCAATTTTCTGAATGTAACTCCATGCTCTATTATAAACAACAAACTCACCTGCATCTTTAATGTCATCACTGTCTAATTCTTCATTGGCTTCTTTAAAAAATTTAACTACCTTTTTATTAAAATTAATATGGTTAAGAATCAATTTCTTGTACATACCAACCCAGTAAACTGGAGTATTCTTGAAGTCAATGTAAACACTATCAGATCCAACATCACCATCATCAGATAGTAAGTCAAAAAAATTATCTATGTTTATATTTGTCATTGGTTATAAATAATACCGGAAGATACAAATTACACATTTAATATCCAAATTTCCAAAAAAGAAAAACATTTACATTATTATTTGGCTACCTGAAATATTATTTGTATCTTTAGGGTATTAAAGAAATAAAAAATAAAAGTTATGAGAGGAAGACCTAAACAAACCGAAGACATTAGAATTACAAAGTATGAACAAACCATATATGAGTTTGATAACCCAGAATATAGAGATGAAGGTTATAGATCAGTTTGGAATTTTGATGATAAAAAATCACCA